ACTTAGAGACAAGCCCTGTCTACTAATTTGACTAGGTCCAGATTAAAGAAAAAGCACGAACGGGGCAGCGCCGAACCGCTGCAGGTCAGTAAAAGATTACAGCTTAAAAACCTACACCTTTTGTCTTGACGAAAGGATCCACTTTATCACCGCCCGACTGACTTAACCCACTTCTGTAATTCAATTAGTTGTGCTGTAGTTTCTGCGCATTGCTCGACTAGATAAGGGTCGCTGTGGGAGGCGGCTTCATTAAGTCGTCGGGTGGGGTCGCTGGGTGTGGGCACGGCACGGCTATTGGCGTTGCGCAAGCTGTCAGCGTAGCGACGCTGAACACTAGCAATACGATCCTTATACTCTTGTGCAATTTCATTTTTAGCTGCTTCATGTCTTTCCTCTGTTTCTTTAGCTGCGCGTTGTGCAGCTTCACCTTCTGCTGCAACTTGAGCTTTAAACTGCTCAAATAAATTATGTTCGTGCGAGTACCCAACCCACCAACCACCCGCTGTGGCCGCAGCCACGATGACGGCGTACCAAACGTAACGGCTCAGTAATACTGACATCATGCTGTGTTAAAGAGCTCGCGCTCTTCTTCTCGGCGTTTAGTAAGCCCCGCCATCTCATGCCCACCCGCTCGGTTCCAGCGCAAGAACTGATCTGCTGCGCCTGTAAAGTCTTGCGCGTTAATCATCTTGAGTAGCGTTGACTTGAAAAAATTACTTACGCCAACGTTGAAAACAAAACTGACTAAAGAATCGATTTGATTTTGTTCTAAAACGACACAGATACCGTCTTGAATCGCAGAAACTGCCTCGTTTACATCATCTTGCAGCCAGCGGCTAGCTTGATCAACGTCTGTCTGATCCCCATTTCTTACTCCCTTTGTATGTCCATAACCAATCGTGTACGGCTCAGCCCCTGTTCCCGGGTCGGGGTATGCTTTGGCTGAAAAACCTTCTAATCTTTTTAGTAACTCAATGCCGTCAGGGCTCATTTTCATAATTACTCTGGTGCGTCAATATTGTTTTTATTAGTTTGTGGCAGCTTGATGTCACCAGATGCCGATTTAACATCTCGGGCCATATCTACGATGTCGTAACCCTGCCTCTTTGCAAAGAACCGGGCCATCGCACCGAACAGGGACCACGCAGAGAACCCAAGCAAAAACGACACGCCCCACAGTTCACCCGCCGACTGATTCTTAGTGATGTAGGCGCCCACTAACTGAGTCAGCATGTTGCTTACCATCACGGCTACTGTGAGACGCACCAGGGCGTCAGGTATGTTTTCAGGGCGCATGTAAACGAACATGCAAGCCCCGCCCCAGAACCCACCAAATAGGGTCAAAAAGTGCAGGTTATTAACAAGCAGTTCAAAACCCATTAAATTACCCCTGACTAAAGTCAATAACGAATGGGGTCTCTGGTAGATAAGGTGTGTCAATGCCCGTGCCCTCGGTCCAGCGGCATACACGAAGAAAATACTTTTTGTTCACAAGGGAACCGGCGTTGAAATAGAAGTACCCATCGTCGCGTAATTCGCCGCCAGTTAAAGACTGACCGGACGTAAATTCCGGGTTGACAGAGACGGCTGCGATCATCCTCTGGCCGGGTGGAATAACACCCTCAGCCTTTACACGAATCCAGCGATCTGGGTAGTTGCCTTCTGCCTCTAGCGGCTTAAATGGTAACGAGCCCGGGCCGTAGGCCAGAGGCTTAGGCTTGACTGGCAGCCAGTCGCTCACTTGCGAAAAATCAACAAATTTAGCTGCCTGCACGAAGTAATTACGGCTCACACTGCTTGACGCATTCAGTTCGACGTGAAAATCGGTCTCAGAGATTATTCGATTAAGTGTTGTTACTTCTTTCATCGAATCATCAAAACAAATTTGAATATAAACCTTTTCTTTGTATAATCTAACACCGTCATAATCGGCACTAAATGTCTGCTTATCCCAGTCGCACGTAATGTCACTAACTGAAAATTGCGTTTCTGGCCCAGAGTCGTAATCTGCCTGAGCCTTTGCTTCGATGCAGGTCTGGCCGTAAGTGAATTTCGTGACGCTTAAGCGAATGCTTATCAGCCCTTGATTTTTTGAGCGCACCTTGTACTCAACCTTGCCCGGCATTTCCCACGCTAGTTTTTGCGTGATGTCTGGGGCCGTGTTGTAACCGTCTTGATTGTACTCACCGACTTTCACCAACCAAAAGCACTCTGGGTCTTCGATCTGCGGTGATCGGTTAAGCCAGCACAGACTGACATCTTTAGAAGATGGGTCTACGTCAACACGAACCTCTGTCGTGATTAAGTCGTAATGAGCGGGGTAGAACTGAATAACTTTTTGCGGGTTGTACTTTCCGTAAGACCCGAGCACGAATGAAACGTCACCGTCGAAATTGAAAAGGTCAGCATCCGATTCGAAGCCCCATAGGCCAGTAAGCGGGTCAATTTTACAGTCGCCTAGTAGTCTAGTTAAATAGGGGTTGCCAACGATCCACTTCATCGATGTGACCTCTGGGCAGCCAGCGTGCACGACCTCGACAATATGCAGCGTGCCTCGAGCCAAATCGCTGCGAGGAATAATTTTTGTTAGCTGGGGTATGTCGTTCTGAGTCTTAAAGCTTACTTTTGGTCCCGTCTGAATCTCTGTCTTACTGTCCTCTGACCAGTAGCTCATATCAAAGTCATAGTCGTGATCGCATTCGAGATTATCAAAAATGTATTCATTAATTCCGGCCGCAGGTGGAGACACGAAAATTATTTCTCCGGTTGATGGATCAGTGCATCTGTAGCTAACCGTATAATTTTTTGGGTTGTCTGATATGTCCCCAAACACCGCAGCTGTGCCGGGTGAGCATGCCCTTTTGTCGCTTGCAATAATAGACTTGATATATGGGCCTGATACAAATGTCTGCTCTAGGTCCTGTCTTAATACCCAGACCTGCAAGTCCTCACGCATACCAACGTAGATCAGCTTTGCTTTGCCGTCGCGTGGGAGTGTAAGACCGGTCGGGGTGTTCACATAAACACCGAAGTCCGCCAAGACATGCACTCTAGGCGTGGCCGTATACATAACCAACTCTAATTCTGTCCCGATCTTAAAATCGCCCTTTGGAACGCGAATCGCAAATTGATCAGGACTAGTGACGTTAATCAGCACGGTCGCAAAGTCGAGCGTGTCGGGAATAATCCACTCAATTTCTTCATTACTCAATGCAATAAATTGATGCCCACCTGAGCCGCCGGGTATGAAATCCTTAATCGCCTTGGCACTGACCTTTACAGTCTTACGAGAACCGGCTTCGCCTTGCATTAGCATTAAGGTGTCACTGTCGCTAATTGCGCCGCCCTGTGGCAGGCCGTCAACGGTTGACGTGGCCTGTTCCTGTACTTTAATTTTTTCAGTATTCATTCTCGCCTCAAGCGATTAAAATTATGCCAAGTTCGGTAACAATGTAGTCACCTTTTTCAGTCACGATGATCGTCCCAGCAGAGGGCGGTGGCGTATTAGATGATGTCGCAACAGCGCCGTTAATTGTTAGAGGTATTCCCTCCGAGTAGGTGGCAATTACTCCGATCGAGTCCACCACCAATGCACCGTCTGAGGTATACGGAAAGCCCCCAAGGTAGGTCGTATTTGAAGGGATGGGTGAACCCAAAACGTCTAGGTAGATCATCTTGCCATCGGCCGTCATGCCCTGACCAACTAAGTAGCTAACGGCGCGACCACCTTGGACGCCAACACTGGTGTCATGAAGCTCATCAATTGGTCGGCCCTGCATGTACTCTGTAATAATGCCGTCGCCGATTATCACCCGCCCGTCGTCACTAAGCGCGAAGCCGCTTACGAACAAGTCCTTGCCCATTATTCGCATGACCATCTGGATTACTCCTCGGCCTTAAAGTGCAAAATCAATGTCGGAAATGGTGGTGAATAAGCCACCTTTTTTTCAATCGACGCTTGAGCCTTGCCAACGATCACGCCAAGCTTATTGATGTACTCAATGGCACTGGCAGCACTCTCCTGAATCAACAAGTCCTGCACGTTTGGCAGGGTTAAATAAACTTTGTCTTGAACCTCAATGATGGCTCTACTGAGCGTGTCCGCGCTAATCTCTTCAGGAGTGGGTGGGGCTGGCGGTGGGGCAGGCGGTTCGGGTGGGGGTAACCAAGGTAGACGAGGCTTAAAACCAGCCGTGGATGCGGCCTTTTCTTGCGTCCTGTCTTTTACAATACGCTCTAGACTGGTCGCGTTGTTATAGCCCATAACTTCTTTGACCCACTCAGCAACGTCTTGCTCTTTTAACTGATCAAATGGGATCGGTTTGAAATTCATCTTGTAGAGTTCAACGACCGTTTCGCCAAAGCTGTCATAGAAGACGTCAACCCTTGCGCCGCTTTTTGAAACTTCAATAAATCCTTGACAGTTCCAATGCACTACGTAGATGGGCAGATTGGGATACTGAGGTACTGGCACATAGTCCATACTCAGAACCTTCCAGTTTATTTGTACTGACATTTAGACCCCCTTGTATTGAGCAAAAATCAAGACGTAATAAGGTTGGACGTAGGCTTGACTTCCACCGACCATTGAAGTTTCAATCACGTGCGTGTGTGTAACGTTGCCTGACATAGCGCCCGTGTCGCCAGTTAACGTTACATCTCCATCAATTGCGTGAGTGTGGTCTGGGGCACCAGCGATACTAATGTTGGTTGCTACGCTATCTGTAGCACTTGATGTACCTATCCCTGATAACCTTTGATCAGGCGATCTTCCCGCACCCTGACCGGGCGACTGAGGGGTGACCCAAAGTTGACCAAGCGTGTGCCCGTGACCGGGATCACTGACCCCGTGCGTATGGGCTCCACCAGAACCGGTTGTGCCCTGTATGTGCACAGCCTGAGAACCCAGACTGTGTTTGTGGTCCACGTTGGTAGCCTCAGCAGAGCCACCGTGTCCGTGATTGGGCATGTTTTCAATTGCAATCTGAAATGAGCCACCAGACGTGTCTGCTGCATGTGTACCACCAGCAGCCATCACAAAACGGTCACGCAAATCAACCGTGCCATTAGTTCCATTACAAATAAACCAACCACCGGGCAATGCCGCAGTTGGCGCAAACATTCGCACCTCATTTAAGATCGGTGTGCCGTTTATTCCCGGTATGCCGGGGTCACCTTTGTCACCCTTGTCACCTTTTTCGCCTTGCGGACCTTGTGGGCCACGTGGACCTTCCGGGCCTTGTGGTCCTATAGGGCCTTCAGGTCCCTCGATGTCACCACAATCAGCCCAGCCAGATTCCATAAACTCTTGACCGACAAAGGACCACAGATGACCGTAGGCTTCATCCGTCTTACTGCCACCTATGTAGACAACTGCCTCGCCAACAGCCATCTGGTAATCAATTGGCGGGTTGCCAAACGAGTCCCAATCAGCCGGTATTAAGCCGGTAGCCGGTAGGTCAGCAGGCACCTTACTCTTGCCGAAGGTGCCGACAATTACGGCGGTCTCACCCGGCGGACCTTGACGACCCTGTGGGCCAATGGGGCCGCGAGGACCGGGTGGGCCAACTGGACCCTCTGGCCCCTGAGCGCCTTCAATATGTCCCACATCAACCCAACCCGACTCGGTAAACTGGGTGCCGACGTAAATGTATGCATGCTCGGTTGGCGTATAGAACAAGCACTGCCCGATCTCCATCTTGATCTCTTCAGACGGGACACCGGGCTCGTCCCAGTCCTTTGGGATGATGCCAGTCTTTGGCAGATCAGCCGGGACCTTGCTCTTGCCAAAAGACCCACGGACTTCGGTCAATCGACGTGCCAACATGTCGGCATAGTCTTTTGTGGCAACCTCGTTCTTATCTAGCGGTTGGCGCCACATATACATGCGCTGACCAGAAACCATCTGAAAAAAACCTTGGCGCAGTTCAGCCAAGTTCTGGCCTTTAAATGCGAAAGCCATTGTGCCGTCGGTCGATCTGATGATTCCGATGTCTGGCTCGTTTGTGAATGTTAGGCCGGGCGTATAAGAGTCGCCATCGGTGATTTTTAATGGCCCGCGCATGCCACCTAAGCCATCCCTATCAAGAGAGTCTGTGATGCCCTTGGCCAAGTCACCGGTTGTCAAATTAGCCCACTCCGCCCGTATTAATTCACCCGGCTTAACGGCGGGAGCGGGGAGAGAGTATTGTCCATTTGCGTTACGTGGCATTTTTATTCCTCAAGAAATTGTGGGAAGGTGGCTGCACCTGCGGTGCCCAAATACGGCGCGGCGGATCTCAGTGCCTTTGTTACAGCTTGCTGACCACTACCCCCACCTAGCATGAATTTGCGCCCAGCGTTGCTGTATATGCCTCGGCCAATGCCGTACATACCAGCCATACCTGCGGCCAAACCTAAGCCCGTAACCGGGTCAACCATCCCCGCCCCCAGTGGTATACCGCCGTTGACGGCCATTCGAAATGCGGTACCTGAGTCAGGATATTTGCCGCCAAGAACCTCAACCATATCGTCAGCCAGCTGCTGCTGGGGTAGGGTGCCCTTTCGCACTGCTGCTGTGTTACCCATTTTTTTGGCGTTGGTCACCAAACTTGACTGGTATTGCTCAGGCGAGAAAATCCCTTGGTTACGGTTAACAGTTGTTAGTTCGCCAGCGTTAAGCGCTGGGGCAACGTTTGCGTAGTCGGTGCGCACCTTGCGAAATGCCGCAATGTCAGCTGGGTTAACGATGCCTTGTTGTGCAAGAGAGCCATCAGTCAGGTTGTAGATGTCCTTGTAAGCCTCACCCAAGCGTCGCTGGAAGGGATCAAGTGACTTTCTAAATGAGGCACCCTCACCACGTAAGTTTTGCAGCATTGAGTGAAAGTCTTCACCACCTACTATCTGTCTTGGTTGCATCTGACCTGCTGCACTTAACCCGGTTGAATTGGGGTTGGGTGCAGGCATGTTTGTGTTGGCTCTGTAGTTTGTAAAGAAGCGTTCAATGTCATCAATGCCTGCCTTATCAAGGCCACGCTTTTGCATGATTGATTGAACGCCGGTTAAGTACGCGTTGTCGTTGATATCAAAAGCCAAGTTCTTAGTAGCCTGATCAAACGCACCGTCAAAGTGATTAGCCAGTTGTTGATACCCATCACGACCTGCTGGGACCTTGATGCCACCCTGACTCATTGCAAGCTGGTTACCTTGACGTAGTGCATCCGATTGGCCCTTGCTGACAGCAGAACCAAGGCCGGGAAAGCTGGTCAGGCTGTCTTCAAGCTTTTTAAAGCCACCACCCAGCGTCTGTCCCGGGGTAGGGTAGACGCCCTGATCAATTAATCGTTGTGCTGCTGGGGTCGGCTTAACCATCTGGCCCATCTTTGCAATCGAATTGGGTAGAGCACGACCCACACCCTCCCCAGTTCCGGCCATTACAGCGCCCTTGGTTCGGTCTAGTGCATCACCAGCAGTGGTGGCGTAGTTCAGCCCTGCCTGTGTCAATGCAGCAGGCAAGAGAGCCCCTCCAGCGGTCGCAACACCAGCGGCAATACTTGGAGCTGCGTTACCAATAAAATCGCCAGCAGCGCCCGCAAATGAGCCGTCAGATATGGCCTTGCCAGCAGCTAATTCAGCCTGTTGTTGACCTCTTGATGGCGCGGTTAAACCCAATCCCTTAACCAGAGAATTGTTGTTCCAGCCCGAGCGCGTCTCATCAGAAATAGGCGCGTCAGGAAACAGGTCAGAGGCGGCATAAGCAGCTCGGTCAAACCCGTGCTTCAAGCCGTCACCAAAGTCAGCAAGTGCCGATGGCTTTTCACGGCCGCTTGCGCTCACAGCCTTGGCCTGAGTGATACGTTGAGAAAACCTTTTGGCACCCTCTGTATCGCCGGCATCATGTGCTCGACGACGCATATCTAATAAGCGGTCAATGTCTTCCATATTAGCCACCGTACATTTTGTCGAGTTCTTCGTCGGTCATCTGCCTTTTGATCGCGCCAGACCCACCACCAGCTTCAGGAACGTTACTAATTTGCACGTTGGTTGCGCGGTTAAGGCCCGAATCCATTCCTCGGGTGTCGTACCCAGAGTCTTTCAATATTAAAGACTGACGCTCAAGAGCTGACTTAATGATTTGTGACTGTCGAGTAATGTTGAATCGAATGGTTTTGGCTTCCATCCCGGGTCGAACAATAGCCTTTTCGAACTCGTTCTTCTCGGTCTCTGTTAGAGCAGAACCAAACATTTCATTACGAATCTTGTTAATGGTTTCTTGATAACCCATCCAGAAGTTGGCCTGTTGCTCGTACCCCATCCCCATTTTTTTGCCGATCATGTTTTGGGCTTCACCAACCGCTTGAAATGGCAAGGAGGTTGTGAAGTCGTCCTTAAAATCTTTTGACAAGGAATCAAGCTGGGCATACACGCCAAGCTTGTCGTTAAACTTACCTAATTCACCAGCAGCGATGGTTTTGCCATCCACGCCCTTGTTCGATGCGACAAGGTTTTTCATGTAACTTGAATTGTCTACGTCTGTAATGTATTGGCCGTCAGGGGTAATCTGACCATTCTGTAATTTTGTGTTTTCAAGCGATGACATAGCTGGCCCGATCATGCTCTGGCCAAAGTTATTTGCACCCGTGTTGCTTGACATCAAAGCGCCCATCGCAATCGGCAACATGCGGGCCTTAATTTCTCTGGTGTTTTGAAGCGACTGGATGGCTTCTGGAGCAATCGCCTGCGCATTCTGCGATCTGAATTCCCCGCCTGGTGCGCTAAACCTACCACCTAATAGCGCAGCCAATGCCTCGGGCAGCATTCGCCCGTTGTTGGCATTAACGTTGGGTTGTTCTGGTCGCATCAGTGCTTGCATCTCGTTCATATGATCACCCGATAATTTTGCATTTGTTTGAGGCAACGTCCCGGCGTTGGCTGCTGGCACTAAAGAATTAATTACGCCTTCAATAAAGCCCTCAGAGCGCTTTGGTTGTGCATATTGACTAGAAGGCAAACTAGCCCAGACCGAACCCAGCTTGTCAGACGCGCCCTTGTAATTGCCTTTTAAAAGTTCATCGAGAGCACCCGCCCGATCCATTAACATCGTGGCAGCAGCGTTTTGACTGCGGCCACTGAAGTCTTCTAACCCCAACTGGTTTTTTGCGTCGTCCCACGTTGATGATAAGAACTGATATCGACCGGCAGCCGTCGTTTTGTTTTGCTTGCCATCAGTCTGGGTGAATGGTCTTGCTACCCTTGGGTGGTCCGCTAAGTCTTCAAATCGTGAGCCACCAAAGTTGGTGTTGTACCCGTGCTCTGACGTGCCTTCAGCCTGAGCGATCAGATCCAGCATGTTTTTTACATGCTGGTTTCCAGACAATTCTTGATAGCGTTGATTGCTCATCTTGCTCTTACATGTTGACCGGATATGCGGTTGCGACTGGGCTTTGCTCAGGTGGCATGCCCCCTTGCATCGCACCCTGAACGGGTGGCATACCGTTTGGCGCCATCGCCCTTAGTGCTTGGGCCTTAACCTTCTGCGCGTTTAGCAGGTTGTATGTGCCCAACCCTTTATCAATACCCTTTGAGATCGCATCGGTCCAGCCCAATTGGCCGCCGTTTGGGACCTTATAATCGTTCGCTCCACGCATCATCCCGAGGGCCGTGCTGTCATTCATCAAGCCGGCCATATCAGAGCCAGCATCCATCGCTCGTGGGTCCGACATCGCTTTGTTATAGAGATTTTGATCAAACCCCATACCCTTTGGTTGCTCTTGTTTGCCCATCGCATCGGTAATTAATTTGCGCAACGCTTCGTTGTCCATTTCATTCATTTTTTAAGCTCCTACCATTGAGTAATCGACCATCTCGTAGCCGTTTGCGTGACGCTTAACAGCGCCCGGGAAAACCTTCTTAACTTCATCGGCCATAAAGCCAACGTGCTCGTCGCTACTACCCGCGTATCGGTAACGATAAATATTTAACGTGCCGTGTTTACCAATTTTCTTCGCATCAACCTTTAACCGACGATCTGAAAATGCCATAGGGCCGGCCATATAACCAGCACCCAGCTGACCTGCCAATCCCATTGCGCCACCTAGCATGCTGTTTGATGACGCGTTGTTCATCTGCTGTTGTTGCATCTGAGCCTGTCCCTGCATGTTGGCCGCGTTCAAGTATTGCGTTGGTTGTGCAGCCGATGCAGTGTTAAAGGCCGGCATATTTGGCATGCCAACCTGCTGACCAGTCATTAACGCGTTGATATTATTAAGGGGCTGTAATTGACGCATCTGCGCCTCAGCGATCTGTTGCTGACGTAGGGTGTTTTGCTGATTCGAAATGTTTTGCTGTTGTGCAAAATCGTTTTGCATCGTCTGATTGTTAAAAGTGGAGTTGCCCATATTCATTGCGTTCTGGGCTTGTTGCGCACTATTACCAAAATTAAAGGCGGCAAGGTTTTGATTAAATCCTTGATTGTTTAAGCCCATATTGTTTGCAAACGTGTTTGATGCTTGATTAAACCCTTGCTGGTTTGCAGTCATCTGGTTCGCGTACATCTGATTGCCCTGCGACATAGCAGTATTAAGCGCCTCATATTTGTCACGAGCCTGTTGATCGCCAAAGCGGCGTTGAGCCGAGTCGTAGGCGTTGCTACCCGCCGCGATGCCCTGATTTGCAAGCTTTGAGTCAAGCGCGGACTGTTGGCGCTCGGCATCTGGACGCATAAAGTCTAGGGCTTGATTCTTAATATTTTGTACAAAGGCGCTGTCATAAGACGGCATTGCAGGAATGCCGCTCGCTGAAAACTGCCCCGGCAATGCAGGCACACCGCTGCTATCGAGTTGAGTCTTGAGCTGGGGTGCTTGACCCATATGTTCAAAATTGCTCGCCTCTGGCGTCTTGCCAAATTGAGCCATTTGATCGTAATTGATTGGCTTATTAATTGACTCTTGAGCTTGAGGCATCAAATTATTTGCGATGTCGGACCTGCCACGCTGCATCGCCATTTGGCTGTCAAGGGCGGCCTTTGACTGAGCGTCAACATTGGTTGTTTGCGTCCAATTATTATCTTCGCCACCGCTCCACGTCTGGCTACCCCAAGGCGTCACAATGTTGGGCCGATTGGCCTGTGTCTGATACTTGGTCTGCTCCATCGATGAAGCGCCCTGAGCCTCAGCTGCCGCCGCGTAATTGGGTGGGGGTGGGGCAGACCCCTTGCCACCGCCACCCGCCTTTGGAGCGAGGCGTGTAGGCAGCACAAGATTTATCGGCTCACCTAAAGCCTCGAGCTCACGTCTTGACCAGTTATATTTCATATTTTTTTCCTTTCGTCCATTTGCAATCATCGGCACGCATCGTTAATAGAACGATGTCACCACCGTCATCGTGCGCACCTTCGATTCTGCTCAGTTCTGTAAACCCGAGCTGTGTATCAAATTTCATCGCTGAGTCGTTGTTACTGTTAACGATGCCAAACAAAACCTTTAAGCCGGCCTGATTAAACGGGTAATCAAATGCAGCCCAAACGAGTTTTCTCGGGGTTGGTTTTTTACCCAAATTGACCACATGCATCTGGCACGATTTGCCCACAAATCCGTCGTAACCAACCACCCAGTCAATAAATTTTGTGTCTTTATTAACCCAGAAAATTGCTCGCAGATCAGCTGTGGCTCGCACACCGATCTCTCGCAAAAGAATTTCCTTTGCAAGATGTATCTGTTCGGGGGTTGTTGCGGAAACAATCACATCACACCGCCTTTTTTCATCGTCAATGTCGTTGTGATGTATTGAGTCTTTCCCTTGCCTGTTACTGTGAGCGCTAAAGCCCCGTAGTACCCCAAGCCCTCAACTCCAAACCACGGGGTGAAGGTTGAATTGCCCCCACCGAAATAAGACTGGTTCCATCGGTCCTTATTCCAAATCGCTGCCGAAGGCCGTCTTAGTCCAGACTCAACAAGTGGAAACATGTCCTCGTATCGAGTGAAAATTTTCACCCCGATCGTAGGCGCGTCATAAGAAACGAATATTGGCTTGGCCAGCTGAAATGTTTTTAGGTTCGCGGGTGAACCATAATCGTTGTAGCCAGAGAGGTAACGGCCAACAATCGACGAGCCAGCGTTCTTTGATAGATCTTCTCCGTCCGTGTCTCCAGTAAAGCCTTGGCACACCAAGCCGTTTGCCGTGCCGAAGTAGATGGCGCTGCCAATCTGAGTGATGCAAAGCATCGGCATGTTAGAGATCGTGGCCCACGCACCGGTTGTGACATTCATTACGTAGTAGTTGTGTTTGCCTGATTGATCCTCTGGCGTCTTGACCAACAAGAATTGTTGGTTGTAAATCATCTCGAGTTCCCAGCCAAATTCTGTCTTGCTGGCATTAAAATGATCAATCAAGACGGGCTGTATCGCGGCACTTGCGGTCTGATAATCATTTGCAACCCGGCCATTTACTAGCTTACTGATTGGCACAATGCCGAGCGAGGTTGTTATAAACATCTCGCCACCAAAGTTGGTAAATGATCTACGGCCAGCTGGCGTCTCGCCAACGTACCAAACCCCTTCAAGCGCAAATGTCTCTGCAGCATCTGGGTCAGTGCCTTTGTAGATCAATACTTCACCTTGGCTGGTTACTAGGACGAGGTAGTCGTCAATGTCATAACCGGCATTAAAGGTCCAGTTGCAACCGTATAGCAGGTCGCCGCCTCGGTTTATCACAGCGTAAAAGTTGTACTCAGCCGCATCGCCTTGAATAGCGCCGACACCAAGGTAATAGCAACGGCTGCTGCCATCCTCAATTAACCAGGCACGGTCTTTCCAATTAAATACGGTGGCAAATCTTTTGTCTCTCCCCGCACCTGTAATCGCACGATTCTTAAAACCATCGCGTGTGCTGTATGTCCAGTATCCGCCGGCAGGAGAAACCAAAATCAAATAGTTTTCATCGATACCAGCAGTGTTTACACTTTCCCAGATGCCATCCTTTTGATCGGTGCGCATAACTCGTGCCGGCTGCTTTGAGCGGTTGGTAACGTCATAGACCTCACCGTTATTATTAAATGCAAAAACTCTTGAATCTGAAGGCGTCTTGCCCACATAGCTTGCAATCGAAATGACTCGGCCGGGTATGCTCTCACAATGATGCGTGTAGCCCTCTCGCAGCTCTACATAATTTCCCTTTGGTAGCAGGTTGTCCAGAACCAAAGCATTGCGCTCATCAAGTGAGATCGCAGGCTGTTGAAAGTTCAAACCACCCGTTGGCGGTTGAAGATTTGTGACATATGCGTCGCCTGACATTATCTGCCGTACCCGGTATCGGGTGCGTTAGTGAGCATATTCAAATAAGGTACCCCGGTGTTGCTAACCATTGAAAGTACCGGTGCGCCTTTATTTCGGCCTTTACGGTTCTCGTAGTTCAGTCTGAAATCCGCAAGTGCTGTGGC